GAGCTATACCCCAAACACTTAGAGTTATTCAAAGCCGGTGCCATCCACCGTGAGCGCTTGTTCATGGCGGGTAACCGTGTAGGCAAGACGATTGGCGGGGGATACGAAACCGCAGCACACCTTACTGGTGTGTACCCTCATTGGTGGGAAGGCAGACGGTTTAACCGACCTATCGAGGCAATGGCCGCTGGCGATACAGGCCAATCAACAAAAGACATTATTCAAGACAAGATGCTTGGGGGACTTTGGGGAACCGAGGACTGGGGAACTGGCATGCTTCCAAGGCACTTGCTTGACCGTAAGCCGCTACTCAAGCAAGGCGTATCGGGTGGCTACGAAGAGGTGTATGTAAAACACGTATCCGGTGGTTACTCCACTTTCAAGCTTCGATCCTATGACCAAGGTCGTCGAATCTTCCAAGGTGTCGAGCTGGATTTGTTCTGGCCTGACGAGGAAGTGCCGCTTGATGTGTACGAAGAAGGCTTAATGCGAACCATGACAACTCAGGGAATTGTGATCATGACCTTTACTCCACTGAACGGCCTAACTGAGTTGGTGCTTAGCTTCATGGAGTCAATGAGTGAGCAGGAGCCTATCGATGTATGAGCCGCTATGTTGTTCAAGCAGGCTGGGATGATGTGCCGCATCTTTCGGATCAAGACAAAGCCGAGCTATCGAAATCACTGGCACCGCATCAAAAGGACGCACGTATGAAAGGTATACCGTCGCTTGGTAGTGGTGCGATCTACCCGATCCCAGAAGAAGAGATTGTGTGCGACCCGTTCCAGATTCCTAAACACTTCGCCAAAGTGTTCGGATTGGACGTTGGTTGGAAGAAGACTGCAGCGATTTGGGGTGCTTGGGACCGCGACGCAGACATTGTGTATTTGTTCTCTGAGCATTACCGAGGCTATGCAGAGCCAAGCGTTCACGCGACAGCTATCAAAGCTCGTGGCAAATGGATACCTGGCAACATTGACTACGCTGGCACAAACCAAACAGATGGCACGCGAGTCATGCAGAAGTACGAGAGCGAAGACCTTGTGCTATTCCCAGCAGACAAGAGCGTCGAAGCCGGACTAATGGAAGTGCTAGACCGCTTATCAACTGGGCGACTTAAGATATTCAGCACGCTACAGAACACGCTGAAAGAATACCGTATCTATCGCCGTGACGAAAAAGGCAAGATTGTTAAGAAGAATGACCACTTAATGGATGCGCTACGCTACTTAATCATGGGCTTGCATAACGCTAAGACCAAACCAATCGAGCGCAGCTATGACGGTGGCTACAAGGTGGCAGACCGTACCGTAGGCTACTAAACACATTTACTCAGTCGTGAGACTCAGATGAATCAAGACGAAAACGAACAACTATCCCGTGAAGACGAGGAAGCCAGAGCGTTTGAAGAGCAGGAGCAACTTGCTGAACGCTTGCAAGCCTTTGGTGCTCGCTTATCTGAAAAGGCAGAGTATGAGTCTCGCCAGCGCTCAGACATTGAGCAGCGTTGGCTAAAAGACTTACGCCAATTCCACGGTGAATACAGCGCAACCGAAAAGTCTGATTTAGAGGCGTCCGGCGGCTCTACGTTGTTCGTGAACATTACGCGTAACAAAACCAATGCAGCTGAAGCACGTTTGCAGGATATGCTGTTTCCAACGGATGACCGCAACTGGGGCATTAAACCAACGCCTTTGCCGCAGCTTGAGCAAATGCCTTTTCAAAAGGCGCAAATCCCAGAACAAGTGAGCCAAAAAGTTGAAGAAATTAAGCGAGAAGCAAAACGCCGCGCTCTTATCATGCAAGATGAGATCGATGATCAGCTCAAAGAAAGCTGCTATCAGATCAAGGCGCGTGACGCTATACACGATTCTGCCAAGCTAGGCACTGGCATTTTCAAAGGCCCAGTGATCAATGGACGTCAGCGCAAGAAGTGGACGCAAGATCAAACAGGGACAACAGTTCTGCAAGTTATTGAGGCGCTAGAACCTAGCGTTGAGCGTGTCGATCCTTGGGACTTCTTTCCTGACTCTAGCGCTCGAACCATTAGCGAATGTGAGTACATCCTAGAACGTCAGCGTATGACCAAACGCCAGTTACGCGACTTTGCTTCGTTACCAGGTGTTTTACAGGGACAGCTCAAAGCAGTGATTGCAGCTGGTGCAAAGGAAAGCCAGCTAGCGAAAGACAACATAGACGAGATTCGAAGTATCACTGGGACAACCAGTGTGTCTGGTTCAAAGCTATTTGAGCTTTGGGAATATCACGGCCCAATCAGTAAGACCGAATTGTTTGATGCCATTGACGGCGCAAACTCTGCAGGGGACTACACAGAAGAAGAACTCGAAGAGATTGATGACGAAATCGAGTGCGTTGTTTACTTTGCAGGGCAGCACGTTCTGCGCGTAGTAATCAATCCGATGGAGACGCAGGAGCGCCCATACTCGGTCTTCAACTGGGAAAAAGACGAAACCAGTATCTTTGGTTTTGGTATCCCTTACCTAATGCGTAATGCCCAAAAGGTTATCAACGCCTCATGGCGCATGATCATGGACAACGCTGGCATGAGCGTCGCAGATCAGATCGTAGTGAACCGTGAGATCGTAGAGCCAGCAGACGGACAATGGCGCATGGGACCAAAGAAGATTTGGTATCTAAAAGACAAGAGCCAGTCCGCAAGCAATGCATTTGCAACATTCAGCACGAAGTCACACCAAGCCGAGCTTGGCAATATCTTCAATATGGCGCGTCAGTTGGCCGATGAAGAAACCAATATGCCGTTGATTGCTCAGGGTGAGCAGAGCGCGAACGTCACTAAAACATCTAGTGGCATGGCAATGCTGATGAACTCAGCAAATATCGTGCTACGTCGAGCCGTCAAGAACTGGGACGACGACGTAACACGACCGCTGATCACTCGCTTCTATGACTTCAATATGCAGTTCAATAAGAACCAAGAGGCTAAGGGTGATTACACCATTGATGCTCGTGGTTCTGGTGCATTGCTTGTCAAAGAAAAGCAGCAAGAAACGTTAATGGTGTTTGCCAACATTGCAGCAAGTAACCAAGAGTTCGCTGTACGCGTTGACTGGGGCGGCATGTACAAAGAGATCGCTAAAGCACTCGAAGTGCCAGTTGATCAAATCACTTTGTCTGATGCTGAAATACAGCAGAAGCAAGAGCAGGCAGCACAGCAAGGCAATCCAGAGCTGCAAATGAAGCAAGCAGAAATGCAGATCAAGCATATGCAAATGGAGCAGGATCGAGAGCTTAAGCTTGCTGACATTGCGGCACGTGAGAACATTACGGTTGCCCAGCTTCAAGCCAAGCTTCAACTGGAGCAAGGCAAAGATAAAACCAACCGTGAGAAAGCAGCCGGCGAATTAGCCATTAAGCGCACCGAATCGCAGCTCAAAGCTCAGAATTTAGCGCAGGGGCATGACACTTATGGCTAAACTCGATACCAACTCAGAAGAATGGCAAGCGGTTGAAGAGTTCATCGAGCATGAACGTAGCGAAGCGATTAAGTTATTGATCAATGACCACCGATCAGAGCAGCAGCGCGGCATTATTGCCATTCTCGACAAACTGGCAAAGCTACCAAATGACGGCAAAGCCAGATCAGATGACGCTCAAACAACTACCAATCCATATAACATGTAAGCCGCCTGTGAAGGCCGCGGAGGATGTATGTCTAAGCAAGACCTAGAAAACCAACAAGATGATCAGAGCAATGAAGATGCGGAGTTTGACGCCGCCTTTGATGAATTTTCTAGCACGGATGATACCGATGTGTCAGAAGATGAAGGCGACGAGCCAAGCAATGATGACAATGGCGCTGATGATGGTGAGCAAAGTCAAGCAGGTGATCTAGGCGAGCAAGAACCGATTGATTACAAGCGTCAATACGAAGAGCTTGAACACCGCTTTAAGAGCGACATGGGGCGTCAGTCTGCGTATCAGCGTCGAATTGCAGAGCAAGAACGCGAAATCCAAACGCTAAAACAGAATCAGAGCAAGCCGCCACAACCAGAGCTGGGCGACAACCCTGAAAACTCAGGTATGTCTGATGAGCAATGGGAAACCTTGAAAGA